GGTCGACCTCGCTGTTGAACGGCGACGCCGTCACGCCGGTGAAGGTGACGGTGAGCGCGGCGCTCGTCCCAGTGGTCATCGGACGTGAGGGGTCATCAGACGTAGGAGACGGCGATCGTCTGGCCGGCCCCGGGCGCGACCACGATCCCGGTAAGGCACGGCCAGTCGAGCAGGACGGGTCCGACAGCGGCCGGGATGACCGCGACCTCGTTCGCGGCCGCGGCGGCGCCGGTGGTGGCGCAGTCGTTCGCAGCGCCGGCCGCGCCGGCGACGATCACGTTGATCCTCACCAGGCGCCCGGGCGAGGCCTTGATCACCGTGGGGCTCGTGATGTTGAGCGCGGTGGAGAGGCCCTGGCCGGTCATGGCCACACCGGTCCGGCCGGACCACGCGTTGAACGGTCGCTTCGGATCAGCGGCCGCCGGATCGTTCAGCCACACGCTGCAGTCTTCCGTGCCGATCACGGTGGCGTTGGCGGGTAGACCCACGCCGAAGACATCGAAGGTGGCGAAGGTCGAGCTGGCGTTCACCACCGGGTTGACCAGGCTGACCGTGATCGGGCCCGCGCCGGTCACCGGAACGTTGTTCTTCGAGACGATCACCTGCTCGACCGAGGCGCCCGCGGCGCCGACCGACAACAGTATTTGCTGGCCGATGATCAGGCCGTTCGTCCAGGGGTTAGCCGCAAACACGATCGAGGCGGCGCCGGCTGTGGTCGAGGTGATCGCCAGCTGGGCGTTGTTCTTGCCCTGCAGGTTGCGGTCGGTATCCAGGGTCCAGCCCGACGCCAGGCCGGTGGACAGCGGCGGCCCGCCGCTGTTGCTCTCGATATCGACGGCGATGTTCGCGCCGATCCCCGTCATCGACGGCCCCTCGCCGGAGAAATCCCTCTGCTGGTTCGCCAGGAACGTCTGCACGATGTACGGGCTCGAGTGGACGAAGAGCGCCCCGACCGTTGGGAACTGCGCCGTCACCGAGGTGTTCGCGACCACGGCCGTGATCGTCGCCGATTCGTATTTCGGCGGCAGCGTCCCGGAGAACGCCGGCTCGAAATTCAGCGTGCCGCCGACCACGAAACCGTTGGTATTGGCGATCGAGAGCGTGACCGTGACGGGGACCGTGGGCGTCGACCCGGCTCCCTGGCCGACCGCCAGCGACGTGGTGCAGGTCGCCAGGAATTCCTGGGCCGTCTGCGTCGAAGCCGCGAAGATCCCGCGCGAGGGGATCAGGTCGGCCCCCGATTCGCGTTGGCGATCGAGGTTGTTGGCCGCGTTCACGCCCTGCGCCACGCCCCCGGTGTTCAGGCCATAGGCGGTGGCGCCGAGGCTCTGGTTGTCGCCGTTGTGAAAGGCGGCGATCGTGGGCGAGAGGCCGCTATTGTTCGTCAACGCCACGTCGAGGACGGCGTCGATGCCGGATTTGGAGCCCATGGGGTGGTTCCTTCAGAAGTACTCGCCGACGCGGCGTGCGCGACGGCGGCCGGACTGGATGAAGATCGCCGCGCGCGCCTGGGCGACGCGCCGGGCGAGGGTCGGCGAGATCTGCGGCGCCCCCGACAGAACATCGGCCAGGCGCTCGGCGAGCAACGCCGTGAACGGGCCCAGCAGGCGGTTGTTGAACGGTAGCTCCGTGTCGATCGACAGGCCGGACGCCGGCATCCACTGGTTGAGGTCGGCGCGGTAGAAGTAGAGCGCCTGCGACGTACCCACGATCTCGATGCGGGCGCCGTCCGTGGGTGTCCGGTACTGGATATTGTCGGCCGGACTGGTCGATCCCGCTGGCGGGAGGCCCGGATACCCCGGGACGAACCCGTAGTCGTAGGGGTCCCAGTTCCAGAACATCGCCACGGAATTGGGGAGGGTGATCGAGACCGTGTCGCCGCTCTCGATACGCAGGCGTTGGTTCTCGCCGGCGACGTAGGGGCTTGAGATGTCCAGGTCGTGCAGCGGGCCGCGCGCCTCATGAATCTCCAGCACCAGGTTCTGCGCGGCCTCGAGGCCGACAGCCAGCTCGTCGGCGGTCGGGTCATCTCCCGTGCCGAGCGAGCGCAGGGCGCGCATCGCCTCGCTCAAGGCGACGCGGACGGTGGCCATCGATCAGGCCTTCTTGCCCGCCGAAGCCTCGGCCTTCGCCGGCGCCTTGGCCGGGATATCGAGCTCGAAATGCGGATGCTCCGCTACCCGCGCCAGCTGTTCGGCCTCGAGGCGATGGTCGGTCCATTCGCCCTTGACGAAGCTGACGCCCAGCCAGGCGCAGGTCGGCGAATCGCCGATGAAGCGAATGCGTGGCGGCGCCATCGCGGCCTCCTGAGGTGATGTGATATTTTGGAGAAAAGGCGGGGACGGCCGCTGGGCCGCCCCCTGCCCCGGGGCGCCACCTACGGGTTGGAGCCCGTGGTGTCCTCGACGTAGTATTCGATGTCCACTTCGAGCACGCCGGCGACCGCCGTGGCCGCCTGCGCGTGCACCGTGCCGATCACCAGGACTTTGCCCCCGGTCGTATTCTTGTAGAGGCCGCCCGCCGAGACGATCGTCGCGTCGGAGCTAGCTCCAGCCGCGCGGCCGACCGTGGTGATCGCCGCTTTCCACAGCTGGGCCGTACCGGTGACGCCCAGGTCGAACGTCAGGGTGGGCGACCCGCTGGAGTCAAGCTGGGACTGCGCTTTGAGGATGGCGCCGACGACGACCGCGCCGTTCGGCAGATAGCCGAAGTTGATCACGTCGTTTGTGCCCAGCGTGGTCGGGAGCGTTCCCGTCACCGCGTGCAGGTGGGTGGACGTAGAGAAGTCGCCGTGCCCGGTCCCCGCGGGGACCTTGTTGGCGTAGACGGCGGTTTGCCAAGTGGCCATGTCGATGGCCTCCTTTCGGGAAAAGATCTGGGCGACCCCGAGGGGCCGCCCAGATCAGTTGATTTGATTAGGAGTCGGCGGCCGCCGCGGCGACGATGGTCACGATGCCGTTCTGGACGCCGTTGAAGTTGATCTTCTTGACGCCGAGCAGCTCTTCGATCGCGACGCCGGGCCGGAACCCGTAGTCCTTGACCATGTCGGTGCGCGGGGTCGGTTCCTGACCCCAGGCCACGCCCACCGCCCCACCGCCGCACAGGAAGATCGGGCGAAGATCGGCGCCGCCGGCGCCGGCCCCGGTCCATACCGCCCCGCCGTTGGGATTGGCGGTGCTTAGGCAGTAGGCGTCGATCTCCGGGACTTCCCGATGGATTACGCCGTTGTAGATCAGATCGCCGTCCTGGAAGATCGGGTTCTTCTCCAGGCCCATGCCCTCGCGGGCCCGGGCGTTGGAGTTGGCGGCGATGACGTTCGAATCCAGCGAGAAGTCACGGAAGGTTCGCGCGCCGTGGAAGGCGACGAAGTATTCGCGGCCGTCGCCGTCCTCCACCCGGAACGGCCGGATGTGCGGGTCGGCGTTCTTGGCCAGGCGCTTGGCGGTGCCCATCATCCCGGAGGAGCACTTCGCCGTGCTGGCCACGTTGGCGATGGAAGAAGCGTAGTTGCCGGCCACCAGGTTGGAGTTCAGCAAGCCGAACAGCACCCGGTCGGGGTTCTGCGCCAGCCAGGTGTTCTGCTGGGCGGCCGTGGTCTGGTCCCAGGGGACGGCCGTGCCGGCCGTGTCGGTCACGGCGGCGCACATCGCGTGGATGATATCGTCGCGCAGCTTCTCGGACTCCCACACCCGCAGGGCGTCCTTGGCGGCGTCCCACAGGTTGATCTCGGTACGGAACGTCGTGGACTTGGGCAGCCGCACGCCGTTGCGGCGCCAGTCGATGGTGATCGGACAGTTGTAGTTGACCAGATCTTCTTCCTGGCCATCCAGCACCGCCGCGCCGGTGACGCCGAGGGCTGACTTCAGGCGGCCGATGAAGGGGATGTTGATCGTGCGCTTAGCTTCCTCCTCCGCCTGGAACTTGGTGAGGATGATGCCGCCCTTGTTGATGTCGGCGTTGGACATGTAGGGCATGAAACGCGAATTGCGCACGTACTCCTGGAAGTACTTGGTGATCCAGACCTGGCGTTCGGAGGCTGAAGAGAGAATAGTTTCGGCCATG